TTAATGCCTTCGCTGTTTTCTTTCAATGAGCCAAGACCACGTGAAGAAACACCAAGTCCTGCACCTTCTTTAATTAGGCTTGCGGCAATGTTACCCATAGGAGTGTCAAGGATCTTAGCCTTGCCTATCCAGTTATCGCCATCTTCTCTAAGAGAGGTAATCATATGTGAAACACGGTCGAGATTAATATTAGGACCGTCTGGGTGCCCAAGTTCTCCGTATGCTCTCTTAGTGTTGACTTGTTCCTGCATATAACGATCTACTTCTTTCGCTATGATTTCTCTGGGATAGACACGACCGTTTCTGTTCTGTAAGTTAGACTGTAGAAAGACGCCTTCGATATAGAGGCTCTTTTTGCCTGACTCTGATTCTTCTACAATAAACTGTAGGTCTTCGTTAAGTTCTTTTATTAGTCTCATTAGCCTAGACTCCCATCAGCACCTTGGTGTTGCTGTGAACCGTAACCTGATACTTTAGCACAATCAACTATAACAGTTCCACCGTTGCCGCCTGAAATAACTACTTCGATGTCTTGGTCATTCTCATCAGTATCTGCCCAGCCATAAAAATCTAAAGTACCTGATTCTGTCAGTTCGTATAGAATTTTACTATTGCGCTGAACATATGCACGAGCTGAAGCAGATAATGTCCATTGTAGTCCTTTGATATTGACAGCAGGGCTTGACTGTGTTTCCGTTGATTTTTTTAAATCTGTTGCTAAAGCGATAGTACCTGTGGCTGCTGTGCCTCTGACGGCCACAACGCCTTGGACCTGTGTCAACTTTAGTACATCTACTGTGACCGCCATTTAGTTCCCCTTACTTTTTCTTCTTATGGTTCATGTGAGATTCTTGAGCAAGGACTTGTACGCCTTCTTCTGAGATCTCAACCTGTTCGATACCATGCTCAAACATAACCTTATACCATGCAACATTACCTTCATCATCTGGAATAGCGTGTTCGCCAGTGATAGGTGTACCCTCACCAAAACCTTCTTTAAAGATCTTAGTTGCACACATATGCTTGTCACCTTCTACAGAGCCCTTTTCGACTCCATCCATTGGCGCTTCCTGAATGTCTACTTCAACGCCTTCTCTGAATTGTCTAAACGTCTTCATTTTCGTCTCCCGTTTCAACTGTTTCAGGCTCGGCGGCAGGGTCTACTTCAAGTATATGATCTTCGCCATCTGCCAAACCCATTGCTTCTAATTCTGGATTTTTAAAAACACTTTGAGCAAGTTCTTGTTTATAATCATTAAGAGCGTCTCCCGCTCTCGCCTGCATAATATTATTAAACTTGTCTTGCACTTCACTGGCCTTACCTTGGGCCATAGACTGCATCATGTCTCTGATTGCTTCTTGTCTATCCATCATTGTTCTCCTGTATCTTCACCAGCAGCCTGTTGCTGCATTGCCATTTCGTGTTCTTGATCCTGAGTCATAAAAGGTTCTTCCATTTGCATCTGCATATTGATTTCTTCTAACTGCTGATCTGTAAGCATAAGTATTTCTCTTTGAACATACTCTTTACTAAACAGTGAACCAATATAAGAAGAAGCGCCTTGTAAAACTTCAAATCTACTTCTCAGAATCTCCTGATTCTTTGATTCAGTATAGTAAGCATCTTGTGCATACACATACTTAATGTTGTCTCTATGTAGTTTCCAATCCTCTTCTGTCATAATGTTTTTAAGGACTAACTGTGTCTTTAACATATCATCAAACATGGTTGAAAACTTCTTTCTCAACTTAGAAACAAACTTGGTAAACTTTAGTTCATCTCTGTTGATTTCAGCTGCTCGGCCAAAGTTTAAGCCCGCCTGCTGTTCTAATCTTGATACAGGAACATTCAATGACTGATATAACTTCTTCTGGAAGTATTCTATATCTTCTATCTGTCCTAAGTTCTGTCCTGCTGGCAGTGTGTCAATTTGTGTACCCTGACTGCCTTCTCTACGTGGAAGCCAGAAGTCTTCCAACATAGACATAAACTTTTTGTCGTCCCTGATTTCACCTGTGTTAGCATCATATACTAACTTGTTACGATATCTATCCATGATATCCTTCAGGTACTGTTCTGCTCTGTTGCTTGGTAAGTTACCAACGTCAACATAAAATATTCTACGTTCTGGAGCGCGTGTAATACGATAAATTACTGCTGCGTTCTCCATCATTCTAAGCTGATTTGCGGGACGTATAGCCTTATGTAGGTAGGACAAAGGAATATTTTTGTCCTGATCTATCATACCGCTAGGACAATACACTATTGCATCCTTTGTTATCTTCAAAGCATTGTCGCTATCAGATGCTCTGTATTGACCGGGTTTATCAGATAAACCCTTTTCATTGTATAAGAAATATTCTTCTGTACTCTTAACGAAAGAAACACCCTGTTGGTTTTTTTCTTTCTTTACTTCCTTGACCTTCGTTATTTTGCGAGGATCAATATAACGTATGTCTTTTATACCGTCTTGAGGCTTTTCAGTATCAATTACTTTGTGAAAATACATTCTACCATCAATGTACCAACGCCTAAAGTAATCTTGAGCCCTATCGTTAAACTGTAGTAAGGACAAAACATACTCAAACTCTGAATGTATTTTGTTCTTAATACTGCTTGATAACCCAGTATGATCTAAGTCTAACTTCAATGCAGGTTCATCATCAAGGTTTGCTATTGAATCGTTTATAATATCTTCAATAGCGGCATCAACATCAGCCATCATAGCGATGTCTCTGTAACGCTTAATTAACTGGGCCTCGGTGCTGGCAACGCCTTCAATATCTAAGTAGGTACCATAATAGCCACCTGCTCTTATACTTTGGACGCCGCCATCATCCGTGGGCGCCACAAAGGATTTCTCACTTTGTGGCGGTTTAGCCCGAGTTATCTCAAACCCAAAAATATTCATATTATAATCCTAATTGAGATTATACGTTATCGTAATGGGCATACTGGAATGTTACAGTGTATTCTTCCAGAATGTCATTTTGTGAATACGCTAAAGCAATCTCACTCATCTGTATTGGGAAAGCATCACGCAATGTATACTGTCCACCTGGTAATACTTCGTCATTTCTATCTAAATGCTGTATAACAACGTCTGTCTGATAGTCAGAAGGAACCAGAATACCTGAGTTGCCTGCTCTATCATTCATACCGTTCATCCAAGCCTCAAAAGGCTGACGCAAGGACTGTGCTGTGTCATTAACAATAGTAACTGTCCACGGATCGAAAATACGCTCACCTGCCAACTTAACCTCACGACCTCTGTACTGAATAATCGCTGGGTTAACAGTTGATGCCGGGACTGCCGCCCCGGTCACCAATAAGCTGTATGAAGTATCGACACCTGTAACATAACCTGGGAAGCTTAGGAACACTCTAAATTGATTAGGGCGCGCACCACCAGCTCCAAGTCTTGCTTTAAATTCTGAAATATTCATCTATATCTCCTGTTTTAATTTTATTTATAACTGTTATGCGCCGACCTCTTCAAACGCTACACCTGTACGAGTAGCAATGAAGTTGAGCTGGATAAAGTTAATAGATCTAGCAGGCTGGATGTAGATATCTGCAACAAAAGAGTTGGAGTCAATTACTTGTCCGGTGTTGTTTGATTCGTCACAAACTACCTTAAAGGCGTAAATACCTCTGCGTCCCTGAACGTCCCTAAGGAAAGGATCTACCAATGATTTGAATTGTGCGCGTGTGAATGCGTCATTGAATTCAAACAGCTGGAACTTGGCTGCTGTAGCAATTGCCTTTTCAAGTGTAATAAACAGTCTGCGAACATTGATTCGATCAAATGCGCTGGGTTTCTCAAGCATAGTCTTGTCACCAAACAGTACAATACCTGAACCAGGGAAACCTACGATTGGGTTGATACCGTTTTTGTACAGTGTATCTCTTTCTGCTTTGTTAGGTGACCAGGCCAGTCTAACAGCATTTTTAACTGCGCCTCTGTTGTAACCTGCAGGAGAGAACCATGGATCTGCTACGTCATCAGTCTTAGCACACAGACCTGCAACGTCACCGTTACAAGGAATGTAAGTGTAGCTATCGGCATAGCGATTGTACATATACTTCCAACCTGAGTCAATTACAGCGTATGAAGAACGTGTGTAACTTGCAAGTTCTGCTACTGCGGTACTAGCTTCAGCACCGTCAACTCTACCTATGACAGAAGCACTTGAAGGTGAAACAAATACAACACAGTCTCTACGTACTTCGGCAACATTGTCGATAACATAATCACCGACAGTAGCAGAAGCATCGCCTACGAAAATTAGGTTAACGTCTACAAGTTCGTCATTAGCAAACAAGTCATAACCTTTCATTAACTCAGCATCTGAAACAGCAGCTGTGGTAACCTGTGCATCATCTAGACCATTAGCCAGATTTGAACGAACATCAGTTGGATCAGTAAGATCATCAATTAATGTAAAGGTTGTATTAGCTGGGTTACCCCAGTTAGTGTGTCCTGCAGGACTATCATCTGCCCAAACATAAGCAGAACGATTGTTTAGAACATCCTTCCAGTAGTTTGATTGACCAAGTGAATCCTTAGAACCCGATGCTTTAGAAACGCCAGAAAACTTTTCTAAGACTGTTCCTGCAGTTCCAGTGAAACTACCATCTGCGTCTACAACAATAATGTGCATTTCGTCCTGAGAACCACCAAGATCAGTTGCCCACTTAGTAGTACCAGGAACGTAGTCAAAATCGTCAGCGTATGACCATCTTGTATTGGTTGCTTTAGCAGCCGTAATTGCTACTGCTGCATTTCCTGATAAAACAATATTATCATCATCTGTTATAGTAGCTATTGTGCCAATAATGGTACCGGAAGAATTACTAACAACATCACCTACTTTTAATTCAGTAGTTGCTGCACCGCCTGTAGCTGTAAAAGCTGTGCTTGAAGTTGTAGAAGTCCAATCTCCAGTTAGAGTAATAGCACCTCTACCATTAGACTGGTCTGCCATTTCCACTTTAAGTGAATTACCAATCTCGCCAGCATATTTTGCTATGAAAACAGCATTCCCACTATTGGTATAATTTCCGTTTTCCCACTTAGTGCCGTTTTCTACTAACACACCAGCAGTGGCTACACCAGAAACAGTTGAAGTTGAGTTCAATGCCTCAGAAGTGTCAATAGCACGTACTACTTTAAGAGTGTTTGTGTAAGCCAAAAATGAAGCCGCAGCAAACCATTTCTTGTTGTTTGTTGATTGAGGCTTCCCAAACATAGAGACCATTTCATTCTCGGTACTTACTAGAACAATCTCATTTGCAGGACCCCAACCAGCTTGCATTACAGTACCGCCAATAGAAGTTCCAACCGCAGGAACAACATTGGTAAGGTCTTTTTCTGTTACCTGTACTCCAGGTGAAAGCTGAAAAGCCATATTTTTCTCCTCGATATATTTAATCAGACAAATTAAACTTTACATATTCATCTGATTATTTATAAGATTTAATATTTATATCCTAATTCTTTTATTTTTCTGGCATAATTCTCGTCTGTGATCCAATAATCTCCGGCAATCACTTCCCCCCTATCTTCCTCATTTGATTTTACATGAATAAAAGGAGTTAACTCCTGAGAGATTGTTTTCATTTCTTTATTATATAACCCTTCTCTAGTATTAACATCTACCAACTCTTTAAAGAAAGGCATTGTGGACAACCACCCGAATAGAACCATACACATTACTAGGTCATCGTGGTAGCCTTCATCAGCTTGATACCCTTGACCTTTTTCAATAAACGTAGAGATTTCGTGTATGATCTCTGCGTCAAATACTAATAGTTTCTTTTCTTCCATAAGAGACTTAAAGTTAAAACACCCCTGTCTCTTTACTTGTTTAGAGGTATTAACACCTAAACGTGTAGACCTACCAAAACCAGGTGTAACATACTGTCTGGCCTTCTCTGTCACCGTAGTGAATAGGTTTTCATACTCTATTTCTTCGTGTAGAATCTCAATAACTTGCCCACCAATATCATTGTTTTCACATAATATGAAAGCATTATTGAAATCTCTACCTAACTTTGAAATCACCTCAGGATACAGCAGAGGTGCTATCTTGTTATTTCTAAATGTTGCTACTACTTTATATGGCATTTCTGTAATGTCTAAAACAACAAACGCTGAATAGTCACCGCCAATGCCACGGGCAGTATCAACAGTAATACAGTAATAATGATCCTCTTTTGGTTCTTCATATATTCTTAACCCGTCATCATTATAGAATATGGGCTCTTTGGAACTCAGTGTAGCAATAGTTCTAGCATTAATAAGTGTATTACTAGAACCGAGAAACTCACACAGAACCTCTTGGTTAAACTTTAGTTCGCCAAGAAGTTTAAGTTGTTCTTCTGCCCACTTCTCATCTCTACCGGGTATTTCTTTGTACGGAATAAAATGATGAACAAACCCGTTCGCTTTCTTTTCTGCCTCGTTCCAAAACTTCCAAAAGTGATTGTATCCTAATGGAGTTGAAGTGAGTAGAATCTTTGTAGTTTCACCAGCAGAAATAGTAGGATATACAGAAGCAAAGAACTCATCCGCAACATTGTTCGGAATGATTGCCGCCTCGTCAATGTACAACCAGTTTACA